GAAAATTTGTATCCAGATATGTACTTCGCTTTGGGAAACCCCGATGCTTTCGGACCCGCACCGGCTTTAGTTCAAGAAGAGGTCAATCGGCCTCGCGGAGCGATCCCAAGACCGTTCTACCGTTACGGCGTGAACCGGCAGGAATAGAATGACGATTACTCAAAACATCGTTGCTGATGATGGCGTGGTTGAGTTTGACGACGCTGATGGCAAGCTGTGCAAAGAATGTCAGGTAGTTAAAAACCGAAGCGAATTCCATCCTCACCCATCGAATCGCGATAGATTATTCCACATCTGTAAGGAATGTTGGAATGCAAAAGGACGAGCGAAGTATGCAGAGCGAAGGGTTGTCAGCGCACGCGATCTAGATCGTGTTGGAAAATATGTTCAAGGTTATATAGAAATTCAAGAACTTTCCAACGATGAGATTTTTGGATCGTATGTTCTCAACGATGATGGAACACAAGTCAGCATCAATCGATTGGCTGAAAAGTTTCGGACAAAATTCAGTCGTGAGTTGGGGCGAAGGATTAACGATTACCTTCGTTCTAAAGCGCCTCGCGCGGTCGAAATCATGTTTGACTTGGCGAACTCAGATTTCGTTGAACCAGGCGATAGAATCAAAGCGGCGCAATGGTTAGCTGAACGAGTGATCGGAAAGACGCCAGAAGTCTTGGTGTTGGGAAATGCGGACAAGCCCTATGAAGCGATTTTTGGAAATGCTATCGAAACGAGTTCACGAGAAACTTATCGATCTCACAATATTATTGATGCTGAAGTGGTTGGTATCCAAGATGACACAGAAACAGTGCAAGAGGTTGACAGTGGCGGGCAGGATTCAGAGCAATCCGATAAAGACGCCAGAGATAGGATCAAAAAAGCCAAGTCTCGACGTTTCGCCGCGCGTGCAGCAGGAGTGGCCTGCGTTGACAACGCTCCGTGGTTCATTAGATGGGCCAAAAGGAAAGACGGCACGTTCACAGCATACTTGATTGAACCGGAAGAGCTAACTGAAGCAAAGCTTGCAAACATTCGTAAAACGGTTATATAGAAAGGTATCTATTATGGCTCTGACAAGAGGCGTTCAACCTGGATCGGTTACGCCTAATATGCACAAAATGTACGATGGCCGTAATGTTGCGACAAGGCCCATTCCCATTATTACCGATTATGGTGACCATGTTGCAGCGATGGCTGCGGCTGCTGACCAGCGGCCACGCACTGAGGCCGTCCAGATGCCCAGTAAGCCCCGTCCACAAGGTGCTGACACCGTGTTCGGCACTGTCGTGCCGGGTGCCACGCAAGTCAGTGGGGCTGATTTCAATCCTGCGACAGGTTTGTCCGAAACAGTTTAAAATTGAATATGACTTCCGATGTGGCGCGAACCAAAGCAGCTTTTGTCCGGGGTTGCCCAAATCGCACTCGCCTATTCGGATAGAGAAGACCCGCTGTGTTCCACGTCTCACAGCGGGTCTTTTCGTTTTGAAAGGCGTTGCCCCAGTTGCGGATACGAGCTAGACGATCTAGTCAAGTATTGCCCGCGTTGCGGATACGAGCTAAACGATCTAGCCAAGTATTGCCCGCGTTGCGGATACGCTATGCTGTTCCGCCACCTTGGGCGTTTGTCAGAGCGGTCTGCAAATCGGCAACCGCCGTGTTCAACGCTGATTCATCAGCGGCAGGAAGCGGAGTTGACAAACCTGATACGGCAGTCGCAACGGCTTCAACCGCAGCGGCAACGGCATCAAGGTCAGCTTGTTCGATTTGTACTGCGGCCATGATTAAATCTTCCTTTGCGTTGAGAACGGATAACTGATGTTGCTCAGATGCTTCACGCCGTTGAACGGCTTGAACATTGAGCAGAATTGTGTCCAGTTTTGCATCAAGGTCTTTAGCCCATTGAGGCTCCCCGAACATGTCGGCTAACGTGGTCACGCCTGGATGATAGCATGAACGCGGCGGCTAGGAGGGAGGCGACACGATTAACAAGTGGAGCATCTTGGACAAAGAGTATGAGGACAAGACAGGAACCACCCGTAAGGTATTCGATCCTCACGCGGGTCAATTGGAATTCATGGAAGACCCTGCACGTTTTCTCGTTATCGACGCAGGACGCCGACTTGGCAAATCTAGAGCTATTGGTCACGAACTTTTACCTGAAGCCGCACTTACAAAACAGATGGCAACATGGCTTAAAGAAGAAGGTAAGCGTCGTGAGTTCTGGTCAGTCGGGCCTAATTATTCTGACTCAGAAAAACCATTTCGCGTTTTTTGGGATATTTGTAAGCGACTTGAAATCCCGTTTGACAAGCCTGGATCGTATTATTCGCTTGAAGGTGGCGACATGGTTGTGTCGCTGTGGGATGGCGCATTCATTTATTCTGCCAAATCGGCCGCAGTACCGGAGAGACTTGTCGGCGAGGGACTGTCCGGTGTGCATGTCGAAGAGGCAGCGAAACTTAAAGAGATTGTCTGGACTCAAATGCTGATGCCGACGCTTGCCGACTTCAACGGATGGGCCAAGTTCACTTCGACACCAGAAGGCAAGAACTGGTTTCATCAGCTTTACATCAAATCGATTCGACCAAGCAATCTGAATTGGTCAGGGCACAAGTTGCCGTCGTGGCGTAATCCGTATGTGTTCAAACAGCCGACTAAAGATGCAGACGTTCACCGCCTTATTCAGATCATGGCTGACCATCCTGAATTCACATCGTTTGAAATCATCAAGATGGAGCAGTTGATAATCGATGAGCAAATCGCTCAGATGGCAAACGATCTCACCATCCCTACGTTTCAACAGGAAGTCGCAGCGGAGTTCACCGACTTCGTTGGGAAAGTCTTCAAGGAATTCGATGAGGAAACTCACACTAGAGCACTTCCGTTCTACCCCAATTGGGAAACGGTCGCTGCTGTTGACTACGGCTATCGCAATCCTAACGTCTGGCTACTTATCCAGATCGGACCTTGGGGCGAGATCAATGTTATTGAAGAGCTATATCAAGAGAACTTGGCACCAGATGAATTTGCAAATGAAATCCTCAGACGTGGCCTCGTACCCGATAGCTGTGTTGAGTTCTACCCCGACCCAGCGTTGCCTGGGGATACAAAGACATTGGAAAATATATTCCGTCGTGCTGGGAAGCGTGTTAGAGCTAGGCCCAACACCGGCGGCGAATTACAGAATCGACTCAATCTCATCCGACTTGCCCTCAAAGATCGAATCACCGATAACGAAGCGTCCGCTCCACAGTGGCGGGAAGACTCCGACGAACCAAGGCCGCGTGATATTCGTAGGCCGAGGTTGATGATTTCGACTCGTTGCCCGAAAACGATTTACGAGTTCGGCGAATATCGCTATCCAGAAAAGAAGTCAGAGATGGCAGAAACGAGCTTGAAGCGATACGAACTACCCATGAAGAAAGACGATCACACGCCAGAAGCGTTGGGCCGCTTTCTCGCAGGGAAATACCACAGTGCCGCAAGTCAATACGGGGGTGGTGCGCGCGTGTCGCACGCCAAGTTCCTGCGTGAGTTGGGCAGCAAGGTTGGCGCACCGGAGCCGATGGGAATCAAGCACCACACAACGGGGCGTCGTACCGGCAGTTGGAAGTAGTCAGAGGTAGGATCGGTCAATGACGTACAACCCGAAGCAATATGACGCCGCCAGAGATTTCATTCAGACCGGCGACGATAACGTTGTTGAGCCGCACGACAAGTTGCGCGTCCAGTGCTACGACTTGTACGAGAATCTGTATATCAATTCAACGTGGCAATTGAAGATCACGATTCGTGGCGATGAATCTCATCCGTTGCTGATGCCGTCCGCGCGAAAGCTTGTAGAAGCGACGAATCGATTCTTAGGCATCAATGTCGATTACTTGGTTGAGGGCGAAGGTGACGCTGGCACGCAGCAAGCATTAGATGACTGGTGGAAGTCATTCTTTAAACGCGAAGCATTCAAGTCTCTGTTTGAATCGAATAAGCGTTGGGGATTAGTTCGCGGTGATTCCGCGTTCATGTTGTACGGCAATCCCAACAAGCAAGCCGGTGATCGCGTATGCATTGCCGAAGTCGATCCACGCCAGGTCTTCACGATTGAAGACGACGAACTGAATACAATTGGCTACTATATCGCCGAGCGGATAACGGATTGGCGTGACTCGAACAAACAGGTTTGCAAGCGCACCGCATTCCGAAAGCAACTTGACGACAACGGTCAGCCGACCGGCGTGATCACCAGCGAAGTGACGTATTGGGAAATCGGCAAATGGGACGATCGCTATTTAGATCAAAGTGAGTTAGAACCGATCAGCGGTGGACCTGATCCACAACCGGAAGAGCCATTGCCACCAAGCATTACGCAGTTGCCGGTTTACAAATGGCGTAATACGCCGCCGCAGAATTCATCGTGGGGCATCAGCCAGTTGGCGGGACTGGAAACGCTGATGTACGGCGTCAATCAATCTTTGACAGATGAAGACGCAACGATTGTCTTTCAGGGATTGGGCATGTATATGACAACCGCTGCGCCTCCGGTCGATCCGAATACCGGACAGGTCACGGATTGGAATATCGGCCCAATGCAAATCATTGAAGTCGGAGCCGATCAAGTTTTCCAGCGAGTCAGCGGCGTAACGGATATGAGTCCGTATATGAATCATATGG